TAATTTATCCACTTTAGGCACATTATCAGCTTCTTTTGATTTTCCAAAGGTCCAAACCTTGTCATAGTTAGCATAAGATTCATTAGTCTCATCAGTAGAAAAAACACCATCAAAATGAGCAATTTTGGCACTATTATAATTGCGTGCATATTGATGAGCATGTTCTTTAGGATATCCTTCATCCTCGAAAGCTTGGGCTATTCTTAGTATTTGTAAAGTATCCATTTCTGCACCTGATTCAGGTAATTCTCTGCTACATTGAATCATCTCATCTTGACTAGAAAATTCAACCTTTCTAAGCAAGCCAATTACCTCGCCATCAGAGTTAACCCTGTATCTATAATCCACACCATCAGGAATAAATACATATTTTTCGTCTTCTCTTGCAGACTTAAAATTTAAGTTAGGATGTCGATTTAAAATAAGTTTTCCTCTGTCTATTCTCATTATTTTACCCCTTCTGAAAATTGAACAAGTATGTCATCAATCCCTACTTTTGATTTCTCTTCTTTAGTCCAGTGTACAACCTGAGACTCTAAGAAGTATTTCAGAGATTTTCCGTTAGCATGATAAAGCCCTGCCCTCTTAAAGGTTCTAGTTCCGATGATATGAGTTAAAGAATATTCTTCAGCTCTTTTTCTTAACTCTAAGCATGCTTTGTACCAATTAGCATTTCCTGCTAATAGTTTTTCAAGCTTAGGATTATATCCGATTTCAACCTTCTCAAATCTATCTAGAGTAGCACCATCTAGCTTATTTCTGCCTTGATAGATGTTTGAGCCTTGACCTGTACCCCATGTATTTCCTGCACCAATTACATAAAAGTTCTCATGTCTTTTAGCAACAGGATTTTCATGTCTATGTGGAACACTCATGAAGCCATTAGCTAGAGCTGAATTAACAACCACTGCTACATTAGCATCCATTGCATCCATTTCATCGAACAGAAAGACACCACCATTCTCATATTTATCAACGAAGTCAGTGCTAATATATCCACCCTGAATTGTTGGTTTTCCTAGTAGCATCCCTTCACTCATTCCTTCACTCATTGACAGAGAACCAAATGGTAAGCTCAGAGCATCTGCAACCTGAGATGCTAATGTTGTTTTACCACTTCCTGCACCACCTTGAAGATATACACATTTATCAGGGTTTAACTGAAGAGCTTCTACAATCCTAGCAAATTTAGGATGATGTATTACACCCTCTATTTTCTTAGGTTTAAACTGCTCAGATACCTTGATTTCTAACGTCGTATTTCCACCAATTTCTGAAATTTCTTTCAGCTTATTTTCTAGCTTTATTCTGCTCTTTCTTTCTGCATCTAGAATTTTTAGCATCCCTGCTGTGGTTTCAGTTACTACGTTTTTTGTGAAATCCCTGCTGTTCTCGATAGACTGCTCAAGAGTGCTAACGCCAACAATTTCCTTCACTTCATCAGCTGATTTCATTGGGTTGGTATTATCTGTAGTGACGAAGTTAAGACCATCAGGATTTTGATTCTCAGGAAGAGGATTATCAGATTTATGTTGCTCATCCTGTTCTTCAACCCCCTTCTGAAGGGCTTCCATTGCCTTCTCTAAATCAATGCTCACACCCTCTGTTTCTTCTGTCTCTTCAGTATTGTTTTTAGTATTATCAGAATTATCAGAATCGCCTTCAGGGCTTGTTGAATCTTCTACTTTTTCAGAGAAGACTAAACCCTCTTTAGCGACGATGTCACCATACTCTGAGTATTTGATTTGCTTAGTTGATAATATTCTATCACACTGGTCAGAATTTAAGCTTCTGATTACTTTACTTCTCGACGATACAAAGCCATGCTCTGCAATAGTGCCTGCCTTGATTTCGTCAGTTATTAACTTTCTTTTATCTCTTACTATCATTTTCATTTTCCTTTGTATTGTTATTGTTTATCGTCTCTCGACGTGTTTCTTTCATTTGTTAAAAAGCGTGGCTGACGCTCAGTCAACCAATTTACTGCGTAAATTAAGGGAAAAAACCTATACGAGTCAATAGTAAATATCATATTTATCATATATATATGTAATTAATTAATAATATAATCCTGAATCAATGCTATTTATAGAGGAGAAATTATAACTAGGAATATTTTGCATTAACCTCTAAAATAATTTCAAATTTATGACTAAAAAGAAGAAAATCATTAATAAACCTGAAAAATTACCTGTAAAATCTATATTACATAGTAATGAAATCACTGCCAAAAAGGAAATTAATGCTTTGGTAGCCAACCTTGACCCATGGAAACAGGATTTCCTTGTAGCATGGCTGTCTAGTGGTTCTGTTAGCACAGCTAGCTTAGATTTCAATGCTATCGATGTAGCTGTAGCTCTGAAAGTAGATAAGAAATTTAATGTAGTATATAATAAAGTAAGAAAGATACTAGATAAAGTAGAACTAATGAAACTAGAGAAAGTAAGTGAAGAGAATGCTCTAGATAAGAAGGCAATGGTAGAAAGATTATTCAGATTGAAATCATTAGACAGAGACAGATACGCTGACAGAGGTGCTAACATTGGTGCTAACGTACAGGTGAACATCGCATTTGGCGACGGCGTTAGTGCTTACAATAGCCACCCAATTAAAAATGAAAAAACATATAATAAAGGTAATAAATTAAATGAAATTGTTAGCAAGGTTTAGCACCGACGATGAAAGACCTGAATCCCCGATATAAACGCAGGAAAAAAAACAATAAAAATAATGAGTACCGACGAGAACAGGGGGGGCAGACCACCATGTTTCGTGGCGGTATCGATTATACAGCGATACCAAACTTAAATCGCCAAAAGGGCCTCTAAAATAATTTTGATTTACCAAAAGGGACGTTATGGATATATATATCGGCTTTAAAAATGCCGACGGAGAACCTTCGGATGCTCTGCCGAAGCAAAAAGAATTGATTCAATGTAGAGAAAAGCATGTCTTAGCAGCTGGGTCTTTAGGATGGGGCAAAACAGACTGGTTAATGGTACAACTTATATTAGAGGCGGTGTCATTTCCAAACAATGTTATATTATTAGGGCGTAAAAATCTAAGTTCACTTAAAAAATCAACTCTAGTATCGTTATTCGATATTATCGACCCTAAACTTATTAAACGTCATGACAGACAGGGTCAGACTATAGAATTTCTCAATAATAGTAAAGTCTTTTATATGCAATTAGATGAGTCCCGTGAAGCTATGCAGAAGGTAAAATCTATGAATATAGGTGCTGTTATTGTTGACCAAATAGAAGAAATCTCAGAAAATGTATGGATTGCATGTATAGGACAAATGCGTAGACGTAACGCATCAAGGAGAAGTTTCGCTACAGCCAATCCGAATGGACATAGTTGGGTTTGGAAGAGATGGATTAAAGGTGGTGGTCAAAAGGGGTATAAAATTGTTCAGGGAACTATATGGAAAGAGGATGTACCACCTCCAAAATCACAAAAAGATGTTACATTATTACATTGTGCTAACCCTTATTTGCCTTGGGACTACATTGTTGACCGTCTGGAGCAGCCCCAAAGGTGGGTAAAAAGATATGTATTTGGGTCTTGGGATAACTTTGAAGGGTTAGTTTGGAGTGATTTTGATGAAAATACGCATATAATGAAACCTTTTCAGATACCTAACTGGTGGCACAGATATGTCGTTTTAGACCACGGGCATCGTAATCCTACTGCTGTTTTGTTTTTCGCAGTCAGTGATGAGGGTGATATATACTTATATGACATGCACTATAAGGCAGATGAGTGGATAGATTATCATGCTGAGGAGATTTGGCGTAAAGTTGGCAATCAGGAAATAACACGATGGCTTGCTGACCCTAGTATATGGCACGTAAGAGGTGGTATGAGTACAGATGTTACTATAGGAGCGCAGTATGAGGACCATGGAATATATTTTGAAAAGGCAGATAATGATGTGGTTGCTGGTATTGATAGGGTAGCTAAATATATGAAGATAGATAATATATTAGAAAGGCCTAAATTTTTCGTTTTTGATAAAACTTGTATGGACCCTTTTATTGATGAGATTACAGATTATAGATGGGAAGACTATGGTGGTGTTAAGAAAAACGCATCAGAAAAACCTATGAAAAAGAATGACCACGCAATGGATGCGCTAAGATATATGATAAATCATATTGAAACAGCGGCTCCACCAGTTAAAAAAAGAATCCCGCCACAATGGCTAAGAAACAGAATGAGTAAAGATAACTGGAAAACAATATAAAAAAGTTTTTTTTTAAATTGTTAACCTTTAAAATATGCGCAACACGTAAAGGAGCAATATGGCAGATGCCGCTACGATGACAGTCTCAGCTGTCATTTTACCAGATGAAATTTCTAAAACTTTAGCTAGTCAAACTTTTTCATACACCCCAGCAGATGCTACTGAAGGTTGGTATTATAAATTAACAGATGTTACTACAAGTAGCGCTGATTTAATTTCAACTGAAACGTATCTGCAATTTGGTGGTACGGCTCAAGGAGAAGATACAGGTGCCACGATGCACGCTGTTCATGCTAATGATGTTGTAAAATTTTTATTTATTAAACATACAGCTAAAAGAGATGATGGTAGCACAGGTAATACTGCTGACAGTGTGTACCTTTGCTTTGATGGTGGCACAGCTGCTCATAACTTAGTAGACGCTGTAGAGGTAGGGCCAGGAGAAACTTGGTTCGCAAAATTTAATGGACTGACTGTAGGGAACTTACATTGTATATCAGGACAAGCAGCTGGTGCTGGTACTGGTGGTAATAAAATACAATGTATTGTTGCTGCAATAATAGATAATGTATAGGAGAGAATATGAAACCAATGATGTCAGATAAATCTGTAACTAATACAGATAAATGTAGAAAAAACAGACCAATGGGAGCAGAGGTTACTTCTTATGCTTCAGGCTCTATGAAAAATAGTTGGAATAGAGGAATGGTCAAAACAAATAGAAAGGTAGATTAAGTTATGGCAAAGAAGATAAAAAGATATAAAGGTGGTGAGGTTTATAAAGAAGAAGGAGGTGGTTATGATTATGGTGAGACTCGTGCTGCGAGAAAAGCTTCAAAATACATAGCTCATGAAAAAACACACCAAGGAACACGTTATGGTTTTGAAGGAAAAGGGCCTCATGGTGGTGTTGTAGAAGGTAAAAAAAGAACTAAAAGAACTATAGGTCAAAAGAACAAACCTGAAACTCAAAAAAGTAAGAGCCAAAAAGAAGACTTTAAAGAAATGAAAGAAGATAGAAAGAAATATGGAGTTCGTAAAGTAGAAAAATGGGAACATGGTCAAGGCCCAAAATACAAAGGTGGTAAAGGTATTAAGCCTAAGGCAAAAGCTACAAAATACAAAGGTGGAAAAGTTGTAAAAAAAGCAAAGAAAGTATCATACCCAGGAATGGGCAGTTAATTAACTATATAAAAAGATGAGGTGTTAAAATGGCAGTACCCAAAACTAAAAAAATTAAGGGCAAAAAAACAACTATTGGGAAAGAGGAAGGAACTCATATAACAATAAAAGGCCCTGATACTTATAGGACTGATTTAAAAGATACTGAGGTGGATAAATTTGTTGCACCTAAAGTTAAAAAAGTCAAAAAAGTAGCTAAAAAAGCATATTCAAAGGCTAAGAAAAAAGTAAAAGAGTTTATAAAAAAACCAAGAAAACAAAGTACTAAATATAGAGTTGGTGATTCTGGAAATGTTAGAAAAGTTAAAAAATATCCAGGGATGGGTAGTTAATAATGGCTAAACTAAAAAAGCAATCTCCACAAATGGAAAAGTTAAAGACAGTAAGAAAAGGTGGGGTCCTGTATACAGATATGAGGACTAAAAACAAAAAAGGTGAAAGAAAGTTTAAAAAACCAAGAGTTATAAGAACACAAAAATTCCCAGGAATGGGTAGTTAATGGCCGAAACTTTATTTAACGAAAGCTTACATGTTTCTAAATGGAGTGGAGATAAAAAAAAAGGACATACAAAAAAGAAAAAGAAACGCTCTTCTTCTTTCCCTTGTATGATGGTAGATAATGGCAAGTAATGATGACGGATTTAAACCATCAGTATATAATGATGATTCTACAAGGCTCCGTGAAGTTATGGAGATTTATTCATTCCTTGAGGCTGGAAATAAAAATGATATTCAGTCTTACAAGGATTGGATGTCTTATTATACTGGAACAGGTCAATGGACTGATGCGGAAAGAACGCTACTAGAGAGTGAAGGAAGACCCCCTTTAACTTTTAATTTTATTTTTTCTAAAGTCAATACTGTCGCTGGTTTGGAACAGCAGATAAGAAGTGGATTTAAAGTTTATCCAACAGGAGCAGAAGATGAATCGTTAGCACGGGCTGCATATTTAACACTTAAATATGAAGATAGAAATAAAAGACTTCAGAAAGTTTTTTCTAGAGCTTTTAAAACTGCAGCTTGTGTTGGTAGAGGATGGATTGACTGTTCAGTAGAACAAAGGCCTGGTGAACTTACAGCTTCTAATGTAGTTAGAAATGAGAGTGTCTATAATGTATATAAAGACCCTGATGGAAAAGAACTTGATTTATCGGATAGTACTTATCTTTCAAGACAGAAATGGTTAACTATTGGTCAATTAAAACTTTTATATCCAGATATATTTATGGGCAAATCTAATGCAGAGATTGCTATGATGGTTAATTTTACTCCCGATGAAAGATATCCTCATCCTGCAGTAGAATATGTTAATGATTACCCAACAAATCCTAATATAAATGATTGGTCTTCTTTCGTTGATAATGAGAAAAGGCGTGCTAAAGTTATTGAGCTTTGGACTAAAAAAACTGAGTATGGATGGTATGTTGTTACAGGTAGGGGCGATATGTTTGAGGGTGGAAAAACAAAAAAAGAGGCAGAACAGGCAGCTATAGCTTTAAATCAAAAAGCTCAAGAAATGGGTATTCAAGATACTTTTTCTGTAATGAAAGTACCTAAAACTGTTATATATCAAGATGTTTTTTCTGGTAATCTAATGTTAAGAAGGCAACAAATTTCTCCTTATAGACATGGGAAGTTTCCTATAGTTCCAGTTTTTGCTTATGTTGAAGATACTGGAAGTCAAATGGAGTCTTTTGGTATAGTTAAAAATTTAGTTGATTTACAAGACGAGAAAAATAAACGTCACAGTCAATTCACAGATATATTAAATAGAGCGCCTAAAGGCGGAGGTTTTTATCAAATGAGTGCGGTAGATGCTGAACAAATTAAAGCTTTATCAACACCTGGAGCATGGGTTGGTGTAAGAGGTAACATCAAGGATAAAGTCCAATCATCATCTGCTAATTATATAGGAATTTTGGGGCATTATCAATGGTTAGAGCAACAAGCAGAAGAAGATGCTAAAGCAATTAGTGGTATTAATGATAGTTTAATTGGTATGCCAACTAATTCAAGAGAGAGTGGTATTGCTGCTCAAACAAGAATCCAACAAGGTTTAACAACGATGCAGGAATTATTTGACAATTTAAATACAGCTAAGATTACAGTAGCAGAACAATTATTATCTAATATACAACAATTTTATGACCCAAATAAAATAACAAAAATTATTGGAGTACAAAATAAAAGGGACCCGAATAAAACTTTAGAAATTACAGATGAATTGATTAAGAAATTTTACAATACAGAATACGATATTCAAATTGATGAAGGTGAAACATCTCCAACGGCTAGAATAGCATCAGTACAATCAGCTAAAGAATTACTGCAGTATGCTACAGCTATGCCTCCAGGAGCAGTTATGACAATCGTTCAAGCTATTATTGATATGTCAGATTTCCCAGGAAAACAGGAGATATTAGATAAATTAGGTCAAGCTGAGCAACAAGCTCAGATGATGGAACAACAAGAAGCTCAAGGACAGGGCCAATAAGCAATCCAAAAAGGAGCAATTATGGAAGCAAAAGAATTAAATCAGGAAGAAGTACAAACAGAGGAAACGGGAGCAGGAGATGAGCCAAAAGTAGCCGAAGGTTACTCTCATCTAACTCCAGAAGACCTTGACCCTGATTATGAAAAACCAACTGATAAGGAAACCGAAGTTGAAAATACTGAAAGTGTTCAGGCCGAGGAATCGGAAAACACTGTAACGGAAGATAAACCAGAGGATAGTCCTAGTAAGGTGGAAGAGTACCAAATAAATGGTACAACATATACAGATGATGAACTACAATCTAGAATGGTTAAAGATTATTCTAATCTAGCCTCTCATACAGGGAAGCAGGCCGAAGAAATTGGTAAATATAAAGCCAAAGTTGAGGAACTTCAAAAACGTATGGAGAGTTTAACTTCAGAAGATGGAAGTTCAAATGTATATGGTGACAAAGAATCAAAAAAAGAGGAGAAAAAAGAGTACGATATCTATACAGAAGAAGGACTCAGAGAGCTGTCAAAAGATATGGCGAAAGAAGCTCTTTTAGAAACTAAAAAGATTGATTCTAAAAAACAGGAGAAAGTTAAAATACAGAGTATAGCTAAAGAAGCTACCAACACATTTATGAAAGACCATAATTTAAAAGATGATTCTTATATAACTGAGTTGGTTAATTTTGGAAATGAATCTGGCTTTCAAATGAATAATGTCACATCATCGGAACAAGTTGTAAACTATTTAGAGCATGTTCATGCTATGAAAAGTGGAGACTATACCCGATTTAATAAAGGCACGAAAGAAGCTATCCCAAAAGTAGATACAACTACTATGGAAAAAGTTTCAGAAGCTCAAAAAGTACAAAAAGGTTTAGGGAATGTAAATTCTTCTGAGTCTGATAATGTAGATTATGATGCTATGAGCTATGACGATTGGGAAAAACTTCCTCGTGATAAACGAAACCAATTACTTGGAATAAACTAATAAGGAGTAAACATGGCAAATGTAAGTTTACTAGCTGCCGATGATACAAATCCAAAAGCTTCGATGCTTGGAAAGGTTGGTGCGGGCGAACGTCCTTACACCAATCACATGGTAATCAAAGTGTTAGGTACAGATATCCCGACAGCTGCAAATACTTATATCTTAGGCAAACTTCCTGTGGGGTCAGTTGTCACTAACGCTTGGTGGATTGTAACAACTGCTTTTTCAGATGGCGTAGATATTGGTATAGGAAACTCAAGTGGTGGAGCTGGAACAGATGGTAATTTAGATGTAATACAGGATGATTCAGTTGCAAATAACCACACTGTTGGATGTTATCCAGCAAATACACATGCAAGTAACAACTACCCAGGTCACTTATGTACAACAGATAGTCATATAGTAGCATCAGCTGCTGGTGATTTAACTGCTGGAGAAGCTAACCTAGTAGTAGAATATATAGAAACACTATAAACAGAAAAGGAGTAAAAAATGGCTGAAGTACAATGGAATTCGGGTCTTGAAGTATCAAGATGGTCGAAAGAATTGTTCACCGAAGCGAAGAAAGATACTTACTTTTCTCGTTTTTTCGGTGGTTCTGGTTCTGCGATTCATGTCTTAAATGACCTGAAAGCTGCAAAAGGTAAAGATATCACAGTTGGTCTTAAAATGAAGATTGAAGGTGATGGAGTAACAGGTGATAGCACACTTGCAGGTAACGAAGTAACAATCGATACCTACTCACAAACTGTAACACTAGACCAATTAAGACAAGGTATTTTATCTACAGGTAAAATGCACAATAAAAAAGTCTTAATTGACTTCCGTAAAGAAGCACTAGATTCATTAAAAATCTGGTTTGCTGAAACTATGGAAAAAGATATGATTGACACTTTATCAGGTGTTGCATCAAATTCTTCAGGTGTTGCTACATACACATTCGGAACAGACTGTACATACGCAGTTTGGAATGATAATGGGACAATTAAAACAACTACACCAGCTGGTGCGTTAGCATCTGCTGACGTTCTAACACCAGAAGCAATTAGTTTTGCATCTGCTAGAGCTAAGTTGATTGACCCTAAAATGAGACCAATTAGACAAGGTGGTAAAGACTACTATGTTCTTATGGTTCACCCTGAGTCTGCTAGAGAGTTAAAAAATAACTCTGTTTGGCAGAACGCTCAACAATACGCTATGCCAAGAGGTAAAGAAAATCCTTTATTCTCAGGCGCATTAGGTATGTGGGATGGTGTTGTAGTTCATGAACATGACATGATTCAAAAATGCACAATTAACTCAGTTAATGCTAATAGAAACTTATTCTTAGGCGCACAAGCTGGATTAGTTTGCTTTGGTGGAGACCATGACTGGCATGAAGAAACAGTTGATAGAGGTAATAAGCTAAGTGTATCAGCTAGCATTATCTATGAAATGGCGAAGGCTAAGTTTAACAGCAAAGACTTCGGTGTTATAGAGATGCCTGCTTATGCTACGAGCATGACTTAATCATCTGACTGAATAAATCAAAGTTAGCATGCTAATTCGTTAGCATGCTAACTTTAACTAAAGGGAAATATGGCAATATTAAACGATTTAACACAAGAAGTAAAAAAGAAATTAGGACTTTCATTAGGTACTCATACTATTAATTTTAGTGCAAATGTTATTAATAATGACACAATAACTGTTAATGGTATAATAATAACTTTTAATTCTTCAGGGGGGACAGGAAAATTTTTCGCTGCACAAAGTGCTAGTGATACAACTGTAGCTACAAATTTTAAAACAGCTTTTGATGCAGTATTTTCATCTGACCAATCATTAGAATGCACAAGACTTGGCGCTATAGTTACAGTTACTGGCGCTAGAACTATAGTGTCTTCCAATGAAAGTGGAGCATCTGTAAATGTTAGTGATACTGAGATGGACCCTCCAGTGAGAAGTGATATTTTATCTTGGATTAAAGAAGCTCAACTAGATATAGTTAATAAACTTTCAGACCAAGCATTAATAGCTGAAGCTTCATCAGTTATATCTGAAGATACAGCTGTTGAAACTGCAAGCAGAACTACCACTTTAAATGATATTCCTTCTGACTTTTTAAGACCTATTGTGTTTAGGTACAAAACTACTACAGCTCCAGATATTTT